TGAGTGTCATAGAGGCCGGCCACCTTGAGGCAGGCATACAGGATTGTTATGGCTCCGAGGACGGAGACGGTGAGGAAAGCGTTAAGGAGTTTCATTGTTTCCCCCTCTCATGTCCGCGCCGCAGTTTGGGCAGAACGACAATGTATGTATGTCATTCTCATACCATGGTTGAAAACCGCAGAACTCACATGCATTTTCGCTTGTCCAATTGCCTGTCTTGCGTTCCTCGATGGTCGGTGCGTGGGCAAGAGCGCAATCAATACAATTTGAATATTTATTATTTTCATACTGACATCCTGAACAAAATTCTTTTTCAAGCGCATCCGCATCAATCAGTCTCATCGGTTCTCCTTTCTGCTCTGTCCGTTTTGGCTCGGCAATAATCGCAACACCACTCTTGACAGTTTTCACAATACCGTGACTCTATTTCTGTTATCACGTTTTTCAACATCGCAAGTTCTTCGGCGACCGTCATTCTTCCCGCCTTTCTGCCAACTCTGCCAAGTCAAAAACCTGTCCGCACTTGGCACAAATGACACTGTTTGAGTTGTTATACATGTCATAACGCCCGAGCCGTTTGTTCCACATTCCGCAGTAACTCCCACATGTCGGGCAATTCAGATAAACCAAATTTTTGTTGTACACATCAATTTTCTGCATTGGTGGTTGAGGCAACTGTTTTTTCATGGCCTCTACGGCAATCTCACAAGCCCACGGGTCAACGTCTAAACTCAACTGTATGTGAAGGATGGCACACTCAATTCGGTCTTTATCTCTGTCGCTCATTCTTCCCGCCTTTCTGCTTCATCCTCTTCCTCATCATATGCTCTATATGGAGTAAGGGCATTTGCAAGTAACGAGGCAAATCTTCCACCTACTGTTTGACTTGCATTGATTTCCTGTGCTGTTGCCTCAATCTCTGTTATGGTTTCAACAACTTTAATTTTCATTCTTCCCGCCTTTCCGCCACGACATTGTTTACGGCATCTTTATAAAGATTCATTTTTTTGACGGCGTCCATCACGGACTTCCGGTCTTTCAAGCACTCGCAAAATTGTTGAAAGCAATCGTTGTATCCGTCAACATATGCTATTATCTGTTCCTCGGTTCGTCTATTCATCTTCCCGCCTTTCTGCATACGGTTCTGGTAGTGGCATCCATGCGGTTATTTCTATGTCATCGTCAATTTCCTGATCGGGGTTTCGCCCGTATTCAGCTAACAAATCCGCACACGTACTTGAATACCAATACCATTTTTCTTTGTAGTAAACTGCTGTTGCTGTGAATGGTTTATCTTTGACGAAATTGTAATATGGTTCTGGATCGTGATTAACCCATGTAACATTCACCTCTTCCAGATCTTCTGGCAACCTCTCACTGCACGGAATCCACCGCTGTTCTGGCTGTGCGGACGGCAGTGCCTCGATTGTGTCCTTGCATATGCTTTCGATCATGGTGTCACAAAACGCTTCCATTAGCGCGGCGAGTGCCGCCTGTCTGCTGATGGTGTCGCCCGTCTGCGCTTCCTTGAGCTTTGCCCTCAGCGCCTCGACCTCAAGCTGTAGGTCGGTCAGTTTGTCCCTGTAAGTATCTTCGTTCATGTTCGCCTCACAATCTGGATTTCTAATCCGAGTGCATACGCAAGTGATAAGAATATATCGAGCGTGATCCCGTCGCCCCGTTCAGCGTTGCCAACGGTCGTGCGGTGCACGCTTGCTTTATTGGCAACTGCCTCCTGTGAGAGTCCGAGTTCAAGACGGCGCTCTCGGAGGATGGTGCCGTAATCGAAGTAGTAGACCATGTGACCTCCTTACCACCAGACCGCTTCACGCAGTAGCTTTGCCACCTCATCGAAGCTGTACAGCTTGTCGGGGCTAAGTCGGTCAACGACTCCCTTCATGTTGGCCATGCGCTTCCGGATGTCGCTCTGGTACTCTCGTTCAGATGCAGCCTTCGCACGGAATGCGTCGGCGATGCGTCCGTATTGGCAGGCCAAGGTATCGTAACGACTTGCACCTGTCTCCTGATGATACTTGTAATTTTTATGTTCGAGTTCGTCGTAATATTCCGCAAGCTGTGCGCTCGTCATGTCAGCTAATCTCATTCTCCGTTATCCCTCCATCCATTCGGTCTGTAGTGCTCACCGTTCTCATCGTACAGCGGGAACACGCTTCCTGCTCCGTACAGCTGAGCGTATCCGATGCCCGTGTCCGTGTCGACGTACACCACGCCGCCCTGAAAATGCTCCACCACCTTGAAGCGGTCAGGGGCACGATGTCCGCACCCCGTAACCAGTAGCGCCAAGCTAACGCTCGCAACAATACCTAAACATCTCCCAGAAATCCGGCACATGCGCCGCCTCCTTTCCGCCGTCCTCTGCTTTCGCCTTGGCGGCTGCTATGTCTTCGGGTGTCAGCTCGTGGCCGTCAACGACAACGCTCGTGGCGTAGGTCTTCCGGAATGGGCAGTGCACTCCCCTCGGATAGGTCTCGCTCAGCGCCGTGCACTTGATGCCAGATTTGGCGAAGCACGGCAGCGGCTCGTGGCATGTGGGTAGTATTTGTGTTTTTCCGGCCATCTCAATCCCCTCCGTATGGTTCAAGGTCAGCCCATGCGTGAACCGTTACATTTTCGTGAAAGCGTTCTGCCAGAGAATCCTCAAAGAACCATCCGTCATCGTCCATCCAGTTCGCAACTATTAAAGCGTGGTCATAGGTTACATTCCCGAATTTGCCAGAAATGCACGTAACAACAAAAACATCATCTTTCGGCAATCTCTCTTCCGGCTTGTACCACGTCACAATCGTCTGTCTCTCTACCATCATAGATTCCCCCATTCAAACATGATTGTCTTCCAAGTCTGAAAAGAAATCGGAATGTCTACCAGCTCCCCATCCTTGAACCCGATAATCACGGACGTGCCGACGATCACGTCGAGCAGTGCGCCGTGTCCGATCCGGATGCTCGGCACCAGTCCCCGGAGCTTGCCCTCTTCGTTGCAGATGATGCAGATCCCCGGCTTGTCCTTCGTTTCGTTCATGATCGTGACCTGCTCAATCGGACCCTCGACAATATTCTGCAAGTTCGCCAGCGTCGTGCTGATGTTCGTGACGTGTCCGTACTGCTCTTCCGGGCGCTTGATTATACATTTGATTTTTGCCATTATTTCCTCCACGGTTTGTCATCGTGTCATCGTAAAAACGCAAAATTCCTTATAATTTACTTTTTTATATATGTACTTATTTTTTTATTTCTTAATTTACATATATTTTACGGTGACAACGATGACAAATGCCTTCAAAGCCTTATAAATACTGGGTTTCTTGTGTCATCGTACTTGTCATCGTAGTGCCTCAAAATCGGGTATTTCGCCCTCATAATCGGCTGAGTCGATGAATTTATCCGTTTTTTCGATGCGTTCATAGCACCGCTGCCGGCCATATTCTCCGATTCTTTGCTGTCCGATGCTTTTCCATCCGGAAATATTATTCCGCATAATGTCGTGAATCTCGTTGATGTCTTTTCTGGTTCGCGGCGGAAAGTCGTTTTTAAGAGCTTCGTGCCAGAGTTGAATCGCACAGACCCGTTCATGCTCCGTATGAGTATCCAGCCATTCCTGAATGATTCCGATGTTCGGATCCTCTTCAAGGTAATAGGCTTGCTCGTTCAGCGCCTCCGCCTGCAACTTAGTTGGAAGTACCAGGCGCACCCGCTTGCCCATCCGTTCGAACTCGTTCATTGCCTCGCCCCATGCCTGTGCGAACATGAATCGTGTGGCCGATTCGTCTTTAAACATATCGAACGTTGCTTTGCTTACGTCGCACCGGATCGGAAGGAAACGTCGGTTGCCGGTCTTGTCTGTTAGGAAGTCCACCGGATTCGATGTCCCTGCCAGAACGCACATCCTCTTCCGCTGCTCCGTCCTGCGGTTGTACGGTGCGCGATACGTGTCGACCCTTGACGTTATGAAGGATTTTATTGTTTCCACGTCCTTCGCCCGCTTCGTCGCTTGGAGCTCGGCCAGTTCGACAATCCACATTCCTCTTAGGTTCTCTATGGCCCGCAGGCTGTCGAGCGTTGAAAAGTTATCGTTGAACCAGTCGTCATTGAGTGCCAGGAATCGGAGAAACGAGCTCTTGCCGCCGCCTTGATTGCCCACCAGCACGAGCATGTAGTCGAACTTGCATCCCGGATAATATATCCGAGAGATTGCGCCCATCATGAACAGCCTCATAACAGCGGTTGTGTATTCGTTCTTTTCGGCACCGAGCATCATCGGTAATAAGTTTTCAATGTACTTGTTTCCGTCCCATCGTTCCTGACAGCCTTCGAGCATCTGCCTGATCGGATTGATTGAGCACTTGTGTGCTACGTTCGTGAGCGCATCCATAATCTTGTCACCGCTCTTTAGGCCGTACTTGTTTTCGATGTAGCTCCGTAGGTTCGAGTCGTCTGTGTTTGTCCACTCTCTCCACCCTTTGCCGTCCTTCCATGGCAGCGATCCGTATACGTACGGTACGTATGCAATTTCGTTGTACCAGATGCGTCCGAACAGATCCTTGTCATAGGCGATTGCTTCCTCCGCATTTGCGATTGTTTGCAGCGGCCTGTCCGTCTCGTTTCCGTCCTTATCGGTCCGGCAGATAATTTTCGGTTCGTGCCACTCTCCGGCGGAATTGATAATTTTAGATTCGCCCTTCTTGTAGGTGAGTGCGCTATTGACAATCTGGTCGACTTCCTCCGGATCCAGCGGAGCGTCGCACTGGGTGTCGTTCGCCGCGATCACTGCCGCCCTGATTGCTGCATCTGTCATTCCTTGCGCCTGTAATGAACAGGCCAGTTTAAACAGTGTGCTGTTTCGCTCTCCGGACGGAATCGTCGCCGGCAGCTTAAACGGCTCTTTGCTGTCCGTTTTCCCAGAAGAAAGCAATAGCCTCACCTTGTCATCGAGATCCGCAATCTCAATATCATCCGGAGAATACTCCCACTGGTACTCGGTGCCGTTTGGATGGATAGATGGCGGAGCGACCACATAGCCGCCCTCGCCTCGCACGTCCACGCCCTCAAGCAATCCGGCGCGATTGTTTATGTCTGATCCGCTATATCGGAAGTAAAGATGGCATCCGCCTCGCCCCGTTATAACGGATATTGTTTCCGGGAGTGCCCCGTTTACTTGTTCCCACCTCCTGACGCTTTGAAAACCATCAAGGTCTTTGTCTCTGTCAATATCTTCGTCTATTACGATTAGCCCAGATATTGACCCTGTGGCGATTCCCACGTTTGCGTTAGGCCACTTCTTCCACCAATTCTTTATAGCTCCGACGCTCTTTTTTGCGTCCTTACACCCGTGCGGAGTGAGTGGCCTCTTAGATTCTGCATCGACAGGGAATACCGCCCAGTTATATTGCGTTGCGTATTTAATTGCCGCTTCTAAACAGTTTCCCATTGTCTGATTATCCCTTCGATTACCGCACCTGCCTCTTCTGGAGAACAAAACCGAAACTGCACTCCGTAGCGCTCCGATATAGTCTGCATAGCCTTCTGGAGCCGTGGCCCCTGTACGCAGTTCGGCGAATATACAGCCCTCGGATTTACCCATTCATGCACTTCGGAAAGACTCTTTATCCCGATGGTGTTCTCGACCAGGATCACCAACTGGCATCCGGCATTCTTCGCCGCTTTGCATTCGTTGATGAATCGCTTATGTTCTTTCCCGCAGATATTGTTCGCAATCTCGTCCATGTTCTCCTTCGTATCAATCGACACGCGAGGCACCGGCGCATAGTCGCCAAAAGGCAGCTTGCAGCGGATCAGGTCAACGCTATGCTCTTCAAAGTATGCGTGTTTGATTTCGTGCTTGCCGGCCTTCTGGCGAGTGTCTTCCTGGATCCACATGATCAGATGAACGGAATCTCATCCGAATTATTATCTGACGCTTTGAGGAAGCCAGTGTCCGCCGGTTCGGCTTTCACTCGGCTCGGCTCCGGAACGCGCTGAGAAGATACCTTGTCGATCGGGCACTCTGTGTGGACAATGAGTCTTGTTCTAATGTCGCCGGAGTTGCTGTAATATTCTTCTTCGCGAAGCACAAGCCCGATTTTCTTGCCGACCAGAGTAGACTCGTCAGCGTTCACGGAACCACCGTCAAACACATATCTGCCGTTGCTCTTTGATACCGCAGAGCAGAAGCGCTTGAACATCGGAAGCGCGGTCGGCTTGTATGACTTCGCGTAAGCGCCAACCCACGCCCAGTCCGGATGATTGAGCCGGATGCTGGAGTAGTAGTATTTAAACTCTCCGGCATCAATATCGTAGGATACTTTCAAGTATTCCTTGTTCGGAACGTCCTCAACCGCTGTGATAACGCAGATATATGCGCCTGCCGGAAGAGTCTTAAATTCGCCGGCTTCCTGTACATTTGTCATGTCGATTTTTTTCATCTCTTAATCCTCCTATACTTCGACTACATCAAAATCTTCTGGATCGTATTCTCTCGGAGAATACTCATCGCATTCTTTAATTTTCTTCCACCAGTAATTAGCCCTTGCCTTCTCTGGTGATACTGCCCACGATTCCCCGACGGCTCTGCCGTTGTAGAGAATGTAATAGTGTTTTTTTGGCTTTCTTTCTCTTATCGGTCTCACTGAACAACCTCCGTTTCGAGATGTATATCCGCTGCCATTCGTCAATCTTGTTGCTGTAATAAAGGTCATCTGCGATTCTTCGCGGAATCACTGCGATAATCGCTCGCCCGTTCTTACGTAAGTAGCAAATCATTAATATTCCTCAAGCGCTTTGATGATCAGCATGATGTCGTTCTCGCACTCATCCGTTTCGAACGCTCCGAGCGGAACCTTGCAGGTGGATCCATCCGCTGAGAGGATGAACTTATACTTCCCATCCTGCCGGACGCTCCACACGACGGTGGTCATCTTAGACTCCAGGACGAGCTTCTCCAGCTTCCTCCCGTTGGTCTTGATGCGTGTGCGGATGATCCCGTTATCATCGGAGACGGTCTCAGCGTGAGCCAGAATAATGACGGTCAGGTCATCCCGGAGAGTCAGCGACATGTTGACGATTTCCCATCCGTTTGTGGCGAGGTCGGTCCATGCGGAGCGCTTATCCCCGGAGGTCATAGCCAGGATCCGCATCTCTTCGGCCACCATGAGGCCGTTGATGGTGTCGATCACGACGTATTTGATGTGTTTCAGATTGTCCTGCTCATTGATCTTCCGGAGCAGTGCGGAGACGATGGTGAAGCTGTCCGTGCGGAAGTAGCATCCGCGCCCCGGCTCTGGCTTGTTCTTACCATCGGAGACGTTGATGAACTGCGTCTTCCAGCCTTTCCAGTTAAGGCCCTTCTTGTCGCAGTCAATGTAGAAAGTTTCGTCCTTCGGGAGGTTCCTCATCGCGGTGGTCTTGCCGCTGCCGCTCTCTCCCATTACACCGATAACAGTACTCATACAATCACCTCAATCTTCTAAGTACGGCGTTAATTGTCGACATTCTGATACGTATTCGATTTCCTCCGCTATCCATTCGCGGAGCAGGACGTTGACGTTCGCCTTTACGAGCTTGTCAAGCTGTCCCTTCATGCAGCTCTCGCAGATGCAGCTGCCTTCCGGATCGACCGGATCCATGACATAGCAGTGCGCGTCGTTGATGCGTTCGTCGCATATCACGCAGAACGGGCGGCGCTTTGCGTACATGCGCTCCTTCTGATGCTCCCAGCGCTCCGCATCCCATGCCGGATCTGAAGTCATTGGATAGATGAACATTCGCTCGCCTCCTCATTCTGTCTGATTTCCTCCCATGTCGGCATGGATTCCGGGCGGAGCCAGCAGTGGAGATAGCCGTCATTATCCGGCCACCCGACAGGCTCTTTTTTGTCATCAGAAGAAGGGTGATGCGTGTTCCATCCATACTTAACGGTGAACGCGATCCCGTGCGCATCAAGCTGGCTCTCATTCCATCCGAGCATGCAGAGATATTCTCCGTCTTCCTTCGGGCGCTCTCCAAACACCCATTCTGCTTTTGCCTTGATTGTTGTCATTTTTAACCTCCTTGTGATAAAATAGAGGTGGAATTGACCATCCACCTATGGCGTGGGGTTAGCTTTTCGCAGGAGCTCATAACCCCGCGCTTTCTTTGCGCTTT